AGGCCATCGCGGATCGGGGTCTTCATGTCACCGATGACATTCTCACCGGCCAGGAAGTTCGCGTTCGCGGGGTCCCACTGGAATCCGGAGACCGGCGTGGAGTACTGGAGCGGGTTCGACCACTTGACCATGGTCGGGTAGTCCACACCGTTCTTGTTGACCCCGAGCATGATCGGGTAGCCCTTGAAGCCCCGAACGATGCTGGCGGTATCCGTGGCTACCCAGTCGCCTCCCATGAGGGAGTAGAGGGAGTCGTTGCGGATGTTCCGGACGTACGGGCGCATGCCCTTGCGGGCCAGGATGGAGACCCCGGCGACCTGGGCGTGCGTCCAAGGATTGTCGTTGGTGACCTGCCCCGAGGTCGGGGTCTGGAAGGACATCGCATTGCCAGGGTAGGCACGGATGGTTCCATCGTTGTCGGCCACGAACACTGTCTCACCGGCAATGGGATCGGTGTAGCTGCCGACAAAGCGAGAAGCGTTAGAGCTACCGCCTTCCGCAGAGTTGTAGAGGGCCGAGTTGGCATCGAAGGTCCCCGTGCCCGCATCGTACGAGAGCGTCGAGCGGATCGGGTTGAAGAGTTGCTTGAAGACTGGAGCGCGTTGCACGCGGCCTTCGGAGAAGATGACGTTGTTCGCCGCCGAGTAGGCATTGGGCGGCAGGTCATACGGGCTGGCGTCGGTGATAACCCCCACGCCCCCCAATTGGCGAAGCGGGAGGTTTGCCATTTACAGTTTCATGATGAAGGCGAGAGCCAGGTACGGAGGGAGACAGGAGTGCGTGTGATCGCCCACCTGGTTGATCGTGTGGACGTGCCCCTGGGGAGTCACAGCGGAGACCGCGGTCGTCGCCGGGTCCACGCCTGCGGCCACCTGGAGCGAGGTGCTCTGGAGGTTGGCCGTGGTCTGGTTCTCGGTGTGCGTGTGAGCACCGCCGAAGCCCGAGGTAGCCGAGCCACCTACAGCGGAGACCGCATAGTCGCCCCCTGCCCCGACCACGAAGCGCCCACGGAGATCCGGGGTCCCTTGGGTCCCATCACAGAGCGCGTAGCCCGAGGGGACCGCCGTGGTCGCACCGGACCACATGAGGATCACTCCTTGGGGTACCGGGTTGTTCAGTTGGGTCGGCGTGAGGGTGACCGGGGAGTCCAGGTGCGGGAACGTGTTCAGCAGGCAGGACTTGATCATCCGGAGATGGTCATCGGCCTGGGACACTGAGTCAGTCGACAGCGGGTTGGCTGCGACCAGTTGCGTGATGTACTGAGCGGATTCGATAGCCATGGCTTACACCTTCATGATGAACGCCAGGGCGTAGTAAGGAGGACGGTTCTCGATAGCCGCACCGTTGCCGACCACACCAGTCCAAACGTTGTGGGTGTGCGCACCGGAGGGATTCGTGACGAAGTCGTGGGCGTGACCGCCTGCGGGGTTCGTGGGCGACTGGTAGCGGCCCGAGGAGTAGCCCGTACCGACCGAGACATTCGCACCACCGTTGTCGCCGCCTGCCTGGACCGAGCCGAGGTTCTGCAGCGAGTGGGTGTGGTCACCGACCCAACCGGTGTTTCCGGTGTGTGCGTGGGACCCTTGGGAGTCCATGGCCGCATCGTGGGCGTGCGGGGGAAGCTGTGCGGTCGAGAGGTAGTTGAGGGCAGCGCCCCCGGTGTTCCCTACCGGATACGACCCACCAGTACCGACGATGAAGCGGTCCCGGAGATCCGGGGTCCCGATGTTGCCCGAGCCATCCGAGCGGGGGACCACCTGGCCGTTACACAAGGCCCAACCTGCGGGGATCGAGCCGCTCGACAGGTTGCACCACATCGAGATGAGGCCAACGGGGGTTCCGTTACTCAGGTTCTCGTGGGTAGCGGTCACCACTCCCTTGACGTTCGGGAAGGTGTTCTTGATGGTCGACTTGAGCAGTCGGAGGTGGTCATCGGCGTATGCGATGGGATCCGAGCCGACCGGGTTGGTCGCTACGAGATCGGAGATGTAGGTGCCTGTTTCGAGTGCCATAGGGGACGTGTGCCCCGAGGGCACTTAGGAGTTCTGAGGGGGGAGGAGATGGGGAGTGAACTGCGCAACCATTCTCTGGAGCGAGTAGCACATGGGTTCGCCGTTGGCGGCTGCAGGGTTGAAGCCTGCGTAGTCGATGATGTCCAGGGCTGCGTGGCAGCACTCATGGACGAGCACATCCACCCCGGCACCAGGGCGCACCCAGATGACGATCACGTCGAAGGCGGTGCCCCAACAGAGGCCGAGGGATTCTTCGCGGCCCTTGAGGTTGAGGTCGAACTTCTTGCCGAGCGCCTCGAGGGCCTTGTCGTCCTGGGTGAACCACACCTCGCGGCCCCATGGGTGGGCCAGGTACTTGTGGACGTTCTTCATGATGAGGCGGGGGTCGGAGTTGAGATTCTTGTACAACTTTGGGCACCCCCGGGGGGTACGGGGGGTACTTGAGGAAAATGGGGTCGGGGTACTTTGGGGACCGGCGGGGGGCCTTAGGGGGGGTCTGTGTTTTGGGCGGAAGACACCCACTGAATAGGCTCAACAACAACAACAACGCGAGAGCCTTTACCGGCTTTTTTGAAGCGGGTTCAGGCAGAGCACGGGGGGTACTTGGCAGGCAGGCAAGGAGCGCAGATCGACAGCACGTGAGCCGATCGCATCGCAAGTGCTTGATTATTAACGGATTGCATCAGATGGACTATCTAACGCATGGTGATCAGGTGCGAATCCAGGGGGAAAAGCGGCCGTGTCGGGGCCGTGTCACGCGTCCTGGTGATCCCTGGTGATCCCTGGTGATCGTTGCGGGCCTGGAGGTAATGTGAGGGCATGGCGTGGCGCATACGCGACAGGTGATCACGCGGGAAAGCAAGGGGTTCCTGAGGTTGCCCAGGGTTAGGCGTGGCCTCTTTACGACAGGCGCACGAACCTTTTTGATTGTGTGGGGTTGTACAAGTCAAAACGCTTTGCTATAGTTCATTCCATCGCTGCAGCACGCAGCACAAACGAACAGAGCAAAACATCATGGCACAAGCAAAGAACCCGAACGGCTACATCATCTACCGTGGCCCTTCCCTGCTGGATGGCGCACCTATCGTGGTCGTTGCGATCACTGCCAGCACGAATGAAAAGACGGGGAACATGGTTCAGACGTACATCATGCGTGATGATGTGAAACCTACCGATGCTTTGAAGACTGGCGAAGACTCGAGCGTATGCGGTGATTGCAAGCACCGACCCATTAACGGTGGCGCATGTTACGTGCGAGTGTTTCAAGGCCCGCTAGTGGTCTGGAAAGGTGTACACCTTGGACGCTATCCGGTGGCCACGCCTGAGCAAGTGGGCAAGATGGTTGCGGGCCGTATGGTCCGTCTGGGTTCGTATGGTGATCCCATGGCAGTCCCTGCGAACGTATGGGAAGCGCTCACGGCTCACGCTGAAGGCCACACTGGCTATTCGCACCAATGGCAGAACGAAGGCATCGACGAAGGCCACAAGGCCCGCGTGATGGCCCTGTGCATGGCATCGGCAGATAGCACCGAAGAGGCAGAAGCGGCACGCCTGGCCAACGTTCGTTACTTCCGGATCCGCACGGCGGACGAAGCGGTATCCAAGGGTGAATTTGTGTGTCCTGCTAGCGAAGAGGCAGGGAAGCGTAAGACGTGCGCAACGTGTGGCGCATGCAATGGCACGGACGATAAAGGGTCTGCGAAGGCTAGCCCGGTGATCGTGGTGCATGGTCCGACTAAGTCACGTTTCGCCACTCAACGTTCGGCCTAATAGCTGTACAACACATAACACTGTCGTACGGGGCAAAAATGATCAGAAGAGTTATCGGCCAGGCATCAGGGGTAATTGGTGCCCTGGCCATCCCTCCGCTCGATTGGGCCGTGCTGGCGTTCAGTACGGCTGTAATTCTCTGCCTGGTCGGATGTGCCGGGCTTGTGTTGGCTACCTATCTTTGACTGCCATGAAAACTTACAAGATTCTGCGTGCTGATTTTTCCGTCTGGAAACACCTGATGTACCTGCCCATGGCCTTAGAGGTCGTGGCGCGTGATACCGATGCAGCAAACCCTGTTTTGTTCGTTGTGGAGGTGACGCAATGACACTTGAGCAAATTGTGAATGCCCTGCAGATTCTGCGGACTGCTAGCGGGATGCCGTGCGCCACTTACACCAATGGGACGTTTCAAACGTGCGCCCATCCTGTAAGCCAGTAACGCAGGCGTTAGAGGCCTATGCGCGGGCCAACAAACCCACAGCTAGCCTGATCCACGAACTAACCCAGGCACTAGCGCACGAACTAGCGCAGACCATGGGCGGACAGGTAACAATCACACTTCCGGGTAATGTCCGGATCACCAGGGGTAACCAATGAAGCGCTATGTGTTTCGATTGCAAA